TGTGTTTTCCGCCAGGATCGCGCCGGTATTTCCGGTGTCGTTGCAAGTCGGAATGGGCAGCGGACCGCCGGTGTCGGTCCGAAGAACAGTGGAGACCTGTCGCATTCCGCCGAACGCGAGCATCGATAGTTCGATGTTCGCGTACATGCTCGTTTCGTCGGCGACCGTGAATCCGCCAGCCGTGGTCGTTCCTACACTCAGTGCACGTTTTTCGATTTCTTCGATTCGCTGTTCGCAATCCTTGACGCTGCGAAACGCCTTCTTGGAGAGCTTGATCCGGAGTTCCTTCGAATCCGGATTGATCTTGTACGCCGCTGCGGCTGCGCGCATTTCGGGAGTAAGCTCTGCCGTGTTCCCCAGGCACCATCCTCTCAGCGCATCGCCGGGCGTGTATTTTGCGGTTTCCTTGTTCCCGCCACGATGGTCCGCGCCGGGATTGCCGTCACTCGCCCGCGTGTCGCCGTTGGGGTTCGCCTTGAATTCGGCCGTGAGCCCCATTTCGCGTTCATCACGCTCGATCTGCTTCCCGAGCCGATCAATCTCGGCGTAGATCTTGTCCCACTGGCCTTGCTCTTCGGCAGTGAAATCCCGCTTTTCGTCACGGGCCTTCTTGTTCAGGGATTGGGACTGTTCATGGAGCTTTACCCGCTCTTCTCTCATTTCCTTTGGTGTCATGGATTGTGCCTTTTGATGTGTCGCGCCCAGGCACGCGCGCGCAAAGAAAACGACGCTGACTGAGCAGCGACGGGGTTTACCGTCGTCTGTTCCAGTCAACGTCGTGCTATCGGCGTCAAACTTGGATGGGCCGGAATCGCCTTGGAGTCAGCTAAGAAACCTCAGCCGATGCCGCCCTATTTGGATTTCGCTGGAATCATAGGTTTTAGAATTTTGATGTCAAGCGATCAGTTGGAGCCTCGCTAGCCCACCTGTTTCGCGACCACGTGCTTCTCGCTCAATCGCCGCCCGTTCCCACTCGGAAACTTGCTTGCGATACAACTCTACCGACCGCTTCGCAACACTTGTGTCGGGGTAGGCCGGGAACGTGACCACTGACACGTCGAAAAGGTCAACGTCGATCAGCGTTCGAATCATGTTCTCGTAGTCCCATTCATCCTTGCGGGTAATGAACCCAAAAGACATCTGAGACACGTCGCCGCGCTCGACGAGCGTAACAGTATCTCGCCCCGCCACGGTATCCGGCGGCAAGATGTCTACCTTGAGCCCTTCCGAATCCTCGGCCATCGATAGCGTTGACGACTTCGAACGTCCGAGCACTTGATTGGCGTCATGGTTGAACAACGCCCGCACGTCGGCATTTTCTCGCAGCGACCGCGAGAATGCGCCCGGCGCAATCTTTTCCCGGAACCAGCCCAAATCTTCCGAAAGTTTGTTAAACACCGCCGCGTAGCCGGAAAGTTTCGGCTTATCGCCTTCGGCGCGAATCGCGCGAAGCGTTCCGGGCGCGGTCACTCTTCTTTCAGGTTCCATTGCCGATCTCCATGAGCGCTGCATCCGCTCGCTCTCTCACCTTTTCCGCCTCCGTCCACTTGGCATCCTCGACTGCCCCGAACACATACCGCGAAGACCACATTTCCACAGTGGCGGTAATTTTCTCCGGCGGCCACGCGCGCAATTGCCCGACAGTTTCAACGAGCGGCGTTAAAACCATTCGTACCGCGGCCACGTGATCGCCGTAGAATTTCTTCACCCAAATATAGTAATCCTCGCCCTTCTTTTCTGCTTTCTTGCGAGCGGCATCGATGGCGTTTTGCTCTTTCTCGGCGAGCCTTTGGAAGGCCGCACGGAACGTGGGACGCAAAAACGACAGGTCCGATGCCTTTTCTTCCTTGCCCGGTTGCGACTGCGGCTTGGCCTGTGGTGCGTTTTGCGGCTGCCGGCCGAGCATATCTATGGGAATCAAAGCCGCCTGCACGGTCAATTCGTCGGCGCCGTCCTTACGGTTCAGATTTTCCATGCGCCTCGCTTCGTTGCGGGTCATGAGGCCGTTGTTCACCTTGAGGGACTGGACTTCGGCGCGGGTCTTTGCGTCACCACGGAGCAGCCCATCGAACAGAAATTCGAAGTAGTATTCCTTTTGCTCGGATTCGCTGAGCAGCTTACGGTTAAGCTCCTGCTCCCAAAGGGTCGCAATCGGCCCCATTGTGTAAATGACGAATTCGAGCGACTCCTGTTCGACATTGGATCGCGGTTCGGAGTGTTCGACGCCCAGCATGTGCGGTGGAATGGAAAAGAGCCGGCCGATTTCTCGTACCGTGTCCTCTTTGTGCTCGCGCGATTGTGCCTCCTCGGGCTTGTTGGCCGTTGGCGCCCACGTCATACCCTCTTCAAGGATCAGGGGATTGTGAGCGTTTGCTATCCCCTTGCCGACCTTGGCGAGTGATTCGCGGAGGTTTTGCATGCCATCGGCCTTAAGCTCGCCAGGGTGCGACAAAACACCCCCCCACCTGTGGCCGTTGGAAAAGTAACGGGATGCGAATTCTTCTGTCGCCATTGCGAGACCAATTGCGTCTCGGCAGGCATCTACCGGCGATTGGCTGCGAACGCCGTCGAAATTGAGACCAGGGAAATGCAAAACGACATCGCGTGGAATCCTCACGTTCTGTTCCGCCGTCTTGTAGGTATATACGAGTTCCCCGGCGATCATTTCAACGGTCATGTTGCCCGACTTGAGCGGATTCACCGAAAGAATGCGGTTGTTGGCCGCGTAGTCCACGAACGCGAAGCCGTCGCCGTAAATGTTCCGGTTGGCTTCAATGATCGAGAAGCACATAAACCGCGTGTGATTTTTATTGGGACGATTCTGCACGATATTGTACTTGGGATGGTCGGTAGCTCGCTCACGGTCATCGTCGGACAGGCGTCGATAGAGCGGACACGGCAGAGAAGCCAGAGTCCAAGAAAGAATTTGCACGCAACGCCGAAGCGCCACGACGCGAGTAGCAGTCTGCGCGTTGACGCGAGTTCCCGATGCAGTTGGCCCACCGTTCATGTAGTCGATGAGCCAAGAATCAGGATCGGCTAAATTGGTCGATGGATTTTCAGGCGATGAACGATGCGCCGAACGGGGCAATGGGAAAACGCGGTCGAGAATCATCCAGGTTCACCGAAGGCCTTGTAGACCACAAACCCACCAAGGATCGCTAAAATTCCGCTCCATTGTAGGATAACCCAATCGTGAAGTTCCATTTCTACAAGAAACCATGAGAGCAGAGCCATTGCCGCAAGCAGGCAAACCTCGCCAATCGTGATCGCCTTCATGCTTGTTGAAGTCCTCGCCGCGCATATACACTAGACTTTCCTACATCCATCGAGGCAAGCTTGAGAGCCATCACTAACGCAACGATTCCGTCAATGTGCCCCGCAGCGCTCTCTTTGTCTGGCTTTATGTTGCCGGCAGGGTCTTTGCGGATGGCTGCATTCTCCGCGTGAGATCGGAGCACCGGGTTCCCATCGTGGTGAATGTTCGTGTCTAATATCAGCTTGTCAAGGAGCTTGGAGGGCTCCGACATAGAAATGAACCCTTGACGGATCATCACCATATCGAACCCGTCCGACTCGCCGAGTTCTTTCGATATCTGATCGGCGTTATATGGATCGTAACCGATCTGTTTAATCTTATGCGTTCGGCCCAGTTCGTTGATTTTGGATCGCACAACCTGGTAATCAGTAGTTCGGCCGTGAGTCAGGGTGATCAGCCCCATTTCGGCCCATCGATCGTAGGGAACGTGGTCGCGCCTAATGCGGTCTGCCAGGTTTTCTTCTGGGAGCCAAAAATGAGGCCGCACGATGAACTTTTGCCCGAGCCGGAAGACCATGGCGAATGCGGTGAGGTCTCGCGTGATACCCAGATCGAGTCCCGCGTAGCACTTCGCTCCCTTGGGCGCCGGCTCGGTGCATTTGCACAGATCCCATTCCCGCATATCCAGCCAGCGAATCGCCTGCTGCACCCACTGATTCAGGTGCCAGTTTCGAAAGGCGTTTTCCTTGGCCCGGCTGGCCTGAGCCTTGCGGAACTCGGCCTCCAAGAACGACTCCAGGACGGTCCGGCCAAGATTCGGGTTGGGCTTGCGCCAAAGCGATCGGTCGGTCCAGTCGTCTTTTTCGCCCAGCTCGTAGATGGCAGGGAAGAAATCGGGGTCGCGAAGCCGGTCCGACCCCCTGGAATAGTCCATGATCGCTTTCGCGTGGCCGTAGACCTCGTAACAAATTGACTCCCGATCGTGTCCGGCGGTGGTAATGCTGATAAGCATCGGCTGTTCGCGCGCGGCCATGCCGCCACGGAAGACGTCGTAGAGATCACGGTCTTGCTGAAGGTGCAGTTCGTCCAATACGACGAGCTGCGGCTCAAATCCGTGCGCGCTGTGCGCTTCGGCCGTGACAGGCTGATAGGTTGTCAGTGGATCGGCAAGGTTTTCGATGGAGTGCTTCCAAACCCTCAGCCTCGCCTTGAGCCAGGGCGACTTCTGGATCATCGCTGCCGCGGGCCGGAAAACGAGTCTTGCCTGTCTCGCCTGGGACGCCGCGGAATAGATTTCCGATCCGGCCTCGGTGGGCTCCGCCAGCTCTGCTACCGCGATCCCGGCGATGCGGGTTGACTTGCCATTCTTGCGCGCTTCGCTGACGTAGGCTTCGCGAAATCGTCGAGTGCGGTCCTTACGGAACCATCCAAAGAGGTTCGCTACTTCGGCCTGTTGATGAGGGGCCAGCGCGAACGGTTGACCAGCAAAACGGCCACGCACCAACACAAGCTTCTTTTCGAAAAAGTCGAGCTTCGCGCGCGCCTTCTTCGGGTCGAAGTAGCAATCGTCGGCGTCGGCATACGGATCAAAGCCGGGAACGGTTTTTATGAGTTGTTCGAGTTTGCCAGGCACTGGCATATGAACAGCGGGAGCGCGGGAGGCCCGAGACTTTTTTTTCTTGGAGTCGAACCTTTGTGCCTCCTCATTTCGACGTTTCGACGCTCGCCACGAACCCCGTCGATCGAGTTGAGCGGCGGTCATTGGTTTTGGGCCTCGGAGTCCCATTTTTATTTTGAAACCGGGGAGAAATTCGTGAACAGG